GTTGCCCCCCATCTATCAAGATGACCGGCCGGAGTAGCGAGGCTCCGGTATGGAGATCATTGAGGTCATTGGGAGCACCGGCGGCACGCTGGGTCTGGCCATCTTTTCCATTTGGATGCTCAACAAGGTCTGGGAGCTCCGCCTCGAAGAAGTCAAACGCTACGCGGACGAGCTGAAGCAAATGAATTGCGAGATGAAGGAAGCTATCAATCGCAACACCGAGGCCTGGGTCAAGATGATGGAGCGGGTCAGGAACTGATGAGCGAAGTACGCCCCCGGTACGCCACGCAACGGGACGCCAATCAGCCCGAGATCATGGCTGATCTGCGCGTGATGGGGGCCCGGGTCGAAGATTCCTCCACAGTCCCCGACTCGGTGATCCCCGGGGATATCCTCGTCTACTGGTATCACATGCGCTATCAGGCCTGGATATGGCAACTCTTTGAGGTCAAGACCCCCGATGGTGAGCTCACGCCCCAGCAGGAGGACAACGAGCCCGCCGTGCCCCGCGTGGAGAGTGCCGAGGACGTGGCCAGGTGGTACGAGAGGATGGGCTGACGTGAGTCCGTGGAAGGCGGCCCGGCCCTGCTCTCACCCCGGATGCCCCAACCTGGTGCGCGATCCGAACTACCGCTATTGCCCCACGCATCAGCGCGAGCAGTGGGCTAGCCAGGATCAGGCCCGGGGGTCTGCGGCCGAACGCGGCTACGATGCGGCGTGGCGAGAGACGCGCGATCGGTATCTTGCTGATCATCCGACCTGTGAGCGATGTCGATGTCGACCAGCGACGATGGTCCACCATCGATGTCCTAAGCGCCGTGGTGGCTCCGACGATCCAGAGAACCTGCAGGCGCTGTGTGAGCTCTGTCACCGTCAGATAGAGGCTGCAGAAGGGACCCTGTTTGGGGGGCAAGCCCAGGGGGAGGGGCGTTGAAATCGCTGGAGCGGAAAGCCGCCGAGACCGCGCGGTCAATCTCGCTTAACCGGGCGCAGGTTTCATACCCTGGGGGGGGCGACGCCAGGTGAAGCCCGGACCGAAGCCCACGCCGACTCGTTTGAAGCGTCTCGCCGGCAATCCGGGGCGACGGCCGCTCAACGACAGCGAGCCGCAGTTCCGGAAGCCCGGTCGGATGCTCAACGTGCCCGATTACCTCCACGGGCGGGCGGCCGACGTCTGGCGCGAGCTCGGGAAGATGCTGCTGGACGCCGGGCTCTTCACCGTGGTCGATAAGTACGCGCTGGCCATGTTCTGCGCGGCGGCGGGACGGTGGATGGACGCCGAGATCAAGCTGCGGCGGACCGGCGGGCCCATCCTGGAGAGCGACAAGGGCAACGTCTATCAGAACCCGGCGCTCCACGTGGCCAACAAGGCCTGGGACCAGATGCGGAAGATGTTCGGCGAGTTCGGGCTGACGCCGGCGGAGCGATCGCGGTTGACGGTGCAGGCGGAGGAGCAGGGGCTGACGCTGGCCGAGCAGCTCTTCCAGATGACACAGGTCGATGATGGCGATTGAGTTCACCTACGGGCAATACGTCGACGACGTCCTGAGTGGGCGGCAGGTGGCGTGCAAGTGGGTGCGGCTGGCGTGCGAGAGGCACCGCCGTGATCTCGATGCCGGGGATGATCGGGGTCTCTGGTTCGACGATCAGGCGGCGCGCGAGGCGATCGCGTTTTTTGCCCTGCTGAAACACTCGAAGGGGGAATGGGCCGGGCGACCCTTCGTCCTCGAGCCGTGGCAGCAGTTCGTGATCGCCTCGCTTATCGGTTGGAAGCGGGAGGACGGGACGCGCCGGTTCCGGAGCGGGTATCTGGAGGTGGCCAGGAAGAACGGGAAGAGCACGCTGGCGGCCGGCCTGGGGCTCTACCTCCTGGTGGCGGATGGGGAGCCGGGGGCCGAGGTTTATACGGCCGCGACAAAGCGGGATCAGGCGCGCATCACGCACGCCGAGGCGACGCGCATGGCCAAGAGCTCGCCCGCGATTCGCAAAGAGGTCAACATCGTCCGCGACAACATCCACATCGCGGATACAGCGTCGAAGTACGAACCGCTGGGGGCCGACGCCGACACGATGGATGGGCTCAACCTTCACGGTGGGATCATCGATGAGCTCCACGCGCACAAGGACCGGCGGGTGTGGGACGTGCTCGACACGTCGACGGGATCTCGCCGGCAGCCGTTGATCTTCGCGATCACGACGGCGGGGTCGAACCGGCAGACGATTTGCTGGGAGCAGAACGAGTACACCAAGAAGGTGCTCAAGCGAACGATCCCCGACGAGTCGTGGTTTGGGATCATCTATACGCTCGACCGGAGCGACGAGCAGGGTGACGACGAAGACGACGATGCGTGGAACGACGAGCGGGTGTGGGTGAAGGCGAATCCGAACCTGGGCGTATCCAAGAAAGTGGACGATATGCGGCGGAAGGCGCGGCGGGCGAAGGAGATGCCGAGCGCGCAGAATGCCTTTCTCCGGAAGGAGCTCGACATCTGGACGCAGGCTGAGACGCGATGGGTGCCGCGGGATCACTGGGACCAGTGCGACACGGCGGTAGACGCGGACGGACTCCGCGGTCGGACGGCTTACGGAGGGCTGGACCTGTCCAATACCTCGGACATCACGGCCTGGGTGCTGGTCTTCCCGCCGCAGACGAAGGACGACGCGTATCAGATCCTGCCGCGCTTTTTCATACCCGATTACGCGATGCACGAGCGGACGAAGAAGGACCGGGTGCCCTACGAAGCGTGGGTCCGGCAGGGGTACATCAAGGCGACGCCGGGAAACGTGATCGACTACGATTTCATCCTGGCGCAGATCGACGAGGATATGCAGACCTACGATGTGCTGGAGATCGCCTTCGATCGATGGGGCGCGTCGCGGATCCAAACGCAGCTGATGGAGAAGGGCGGCGAGGAGTTTCTGGTCCAGTTTGGGCAGGGGTACAAATCGATGTCACCGCCGATGAAGGAGCTGGGGAAATTGATCCTGGAGCACAAGATCGCGCACGGCAACAACCCGGTGCTGACGTGGATGGCGGACAATCTGGTGGCCAGCGAGGATCCGGCCGGAAACATCAAGCCCGACCGGGCGAAGTCGACGGAGAAGATCGATGGGATGGTCGCGTTGATCATGGCGCTGGACCGGGGGCTGCGCCACGAGCCGCCGAAGCGGTCGGTATACGAGGACCGCGGACTGGAGGTGGCGTGAGCGAGAAGGTAGATTTTCTAATCTCGATGTTGGATCTCTGTCTGATGCAGGGCGACACGCCATCCGAGGCTGTCGAGAACACGGTAGAAAGCTATGCCCAGGTGTACGTATACGACGATGACGAGGAGAAGTCTGAACAGCAGGGCCTCCATCGATGCGAGCCCGGGTGGGACTATGAGACGGATGACAATCGATTCCCGTCGGGGTCTTCCAACGGACCAGCGGTGACGATGTGCTACGAGGATGCGGCGGGCCGGCTGTGGGTGACGAATGAGGAGTATATCACGCAGGTGAATTTCTGCCCGTTCTGCGGATTCGAGGCTCCGAAACAGATCTGTATCCCCGGAAGCGGCAGGTGGTCGTGAACACGGTGACGGACCGGGCCTTTCGGGGCGTGTTGTGGCGGAAGCGGTGGGGATATCTGGTGCTGCGGAACGCGGAGATGGTCCGCGATCGGGAGGGGACCGTGGCGATGGACGGCGAGGTCGTGATCGAGCGGAGCAACGTCGATTTTATCCAGGTGGTGAACTGATATGCCGGTGGTAATGAGCTCGGGGCAGCTGGCCAGGATCCAGCCGGCGTGGTGGCCGACAAAGACGTACGGCTCCCTCCGCTTCTACAACCAGTATAACTACGACTACGCCGCGATTTACCGGATGCAGCCAAACGTGCGGACGTGCGTCGACTTCCTGGCCAGGAACATCGCCCAGCTCGGCCTCCACGTCTTCCGCACGGTGTCGGAGACGGACCGGGTGCGGCTGCGGGACCACCCGCTGGCGGAGCTGATCGAGCACCCGCTTCCACCGCGGTACAAGGTGACGCGCTACCGGCTGATCGAGAGCCTGGTGGCCGACCTCGGGATCTACTTCAACGC